TGACAACACCCAGAATTCGTTTGGCTGTTAGTCAAGATAACATACACTTGATCCAGATATTTGCCAAAGTTCCAGGTTTTGAGCGATTTTATAAGCAAAATGGGTTGTGCGCAGCTAATGCTATTGTTACTAAACGTAATCCTGTAACCAAAGCTGTCATAACCTATGTCCCTGTAAATTTAGAGTTTCCAGTTAAATTCCAAACTTATGTCTCATCCTCTTATGAATTTAGACGTGTAGCTAGTCCCTCGCATTGTGGACGTACCGTTTATTTCACTGAGCGTGAGGCTGATGTTAGAAATGGCTGTCTGAATTATGGGCGATCTATTATTCGTCAAACCATTAAGCACAAGTTACCATTCTATTCTTTTGAGCTTTCTTGCGTAAGCATGAAAGAGGTTGAAGAGACTAGATATGTTGTGCGGGAAAAATTTTGGCCTGGTCCTGAAATTAAGTTACTTTACGGGCAAGATATAATGAAGTACCCCTATGTTATCGGGGAAATCAAGAGAATAATTAAAGAGCCGGAGATTGTAATAGGCACTGACTCGAGTTTCGTAGATAAAATTTTAAAGAAGTTAAGTTCTCCTGTGTTTTTCGGACCTGAAGATAATCCTCACAGGTACATGAACATTGATATCAAAGACACAACTTCTTTTAATCTTTATTTGAACAGATACTCCAATGTTGGTGTTTTAGCTAATCCATCCTCTGGAGCATTCGATTGTTCACTTGAATTAAGTGACATGCGTCTAGCAACCATAATAGACCATGCCCCATCCAACGTCATAATGAGTAGGATGCGCGAATTGTTTCAAAAAGATGTGGAGAGTTATGATGAGGCGATGCTTATTAGTGTTTACACTAGTGCAGTGTCCAAACTTTCCCAACCTGTGCGTATGACAAGATTTATATCAAAATTTTGCGGGCTATTTGTTCAGAAAAACACTCTTGTGTCTCATGATCAACTTCTCACTGTGCGATAAGAATTTTTCTCAATTTACATGAGCGAATTACTTTTGCTAAGAATCGTGTGAAGATCGCAATTGATTGTACTTTGGCTTTCTTTGCTCCAACATTTGTTAGGGATCCGACTTTAGCGTTGCATCTCAGAGCTTGTTTGGAGCAAATTGAAGTCCGAGCGCCCACAAATTTTTAGATTGGTCTCTTCGTGAGTGTGTTAATTTGCAAAACATGCCTCACACCGAAGTTAAACTCGGGTGTGTGATTAAACGCATTCACGTTAAGGGACCTAGTCTTGTCCGTCAGTACCCTGTGTTCGAGTGTCCACCTTTCGTGGATAAGTGTGATTTTGAGTATGTTGTTTTTAATAACTCTATAGTTAATGCATATCATGCGTTGATCAGAAGAGTGATGCAAAAAGTGCCCTCTACTCAAATTGACTCTCCGGAATTCGCTACATTGCTTAAAACAGTGAAGCAAATTTCGAATCGTATACTGTATGAC